GCGTTCTGACCTCCTGACCGTCAAAACGCCGAAAGGCGGTGCTGCTGAATGATATTCCAGTGGAGGGGAAATGGAGGCGGCACGGAGATGGTTACCGGAACGATAAATGGGTATGGCATGACAACCATCAATGTTGGCTATTCAGATGGGGAAACCAGGCATTACAAAAACACAGGGGTGGACGGGGGCGGAACGCTTACGATCAAAACGCCCAAAAACAGCGTTGTGTTTTTGGCTCCGGCGAATAACACGAGTTTTATCACCATAGATGGGAACACGGTTCGTGTGGATGACGGAAGCACCGCGCCGCTAGAAGGGCAGTCTGCCGTATTTGTTACGGGAGATTTTAGTGTAATGGCAATGTAGACATCCCCCTGAACCCACAGGAGGGACACAGGGGGTTATCAAATTGTCCGGCCAGTGGGCAAAGCCGGGAACAACCCACAAGATACCCGGAAAACCGGGTATATGCCGCCCCGCAGTTGCAGGAGACGGGGGAGGGAACTGTACGACAGGAAGGTGGTGTTATGGCTGCAAGGCTGACAGATAGGCAAAAAAAGAAAATTGTGGCTGATTATCTGGAGTGCCAGTCGGTCAACCTCGCCGCCAAGAGGAACGGAGTCTCCTGGGACAGTGCGAAGAAAGCCCTTGAAGAGGCCGGAGAGATTGAGAAAAAACTGGAACAGAAAAAAGACGAAAATACCGCCGATATCCTGGCTTACATGGAGAGCCAGCGGGGGCTGGTGTGCGAGATTATAGGCAAGGGGCTGACGGCCCTGAACGACCCGGAGAAGCTAGCGGAGGCTACACCAGCGCAGATCACAACGGCGTTGGGGACACTGATTGACAAGTGGGCCTCCATCAGCGGCGGGCCTGCGGATAAGGTCAAAGAGGACGGCTTGAGCCAAAGCCTGAGAGAAATGGCGGAGGAGTTGGAGAGCGACACATGATATCGGACAAGCAAAAGAAAATACTCGCCTTCCCCTACTCCAAATATGATGCCCTGATTTGTGACGGAGCTGTCCGCTCCGGCAAGACCTCTATCATGATGTGGGCGTTTGTGGACTGGGCCATGCGAGAGTTTAGTGGCCAGCGGTTCGGCATCTGCGGGAAAACCGTGGATTCTGCGTCAAAGAACATCATTGTTCCGTTCATCTCCATGTCACGGGCAAAGGAGCGTTACACCCTGCGCTGGCGGCGGGCGGATAAAATCCTGGAAGTGCGGCGGGGAGCAGTGACCAACTTTTTCGAGGTGTTCGGCGGGAAGGACGAGAGCTCATTCATGCTCATTCAGGGCCGGACGCTGGCGGGTGTTCTGCTGGACGAGGTGGCGCTGATGCCCCGCTCCTTTGTGGAGCAGGCGCTGACCCGCTGCTCGGTGGACGGGGCGAAGCTGTGGTTTTCCTGCAACCCGGACAGCCCACAGCACTGGTTTTATTTGGAGTGGATTAAGCGCCACAAGGAGCGCAATGCCCTGTATCTCCATTTTGAGATGACAGACAACCCAGGGCTTAGTCAAAGGACCCTGGAGCGGTATCGATCCATGTTCGCCGGGGTGTTCTACGACCGCTATATCCGGGGGCTGTGGGTGGTGGCGGAGGGGCTGGTTTATCCAATGTTCAGCATGGACAAGCACGTCATCCACGGAAATCCGGACGGACCTGGTGTGTATTACATATCTATTGACTATGGGACAAAGAACCCTACAGCAATGGGTCTCTGGCGTGTTCATCATGGCGAGGCGACTATGATGAAGGAGTATTACTATGACGGACGGACTATGCGGCAGCAGAAAACTGACGAAGAGTATTATCAAGACCTGGAGAAGTTTGCTGAGGGCAAGAAGATAGAGCGTGTTATCGTTGACCCTTCAGCGGCCAGTTTCAAAGAGAGCATACATCGGCATGGGAAATTTGCTGTTTGGGATGGAGACAACTCTGTGTTAGATGGCATCCGGCTCACAGCTACTCTTCTTCAAACCGGGAAAATAAAATTCCACGAAAGTTGCGAAAACACATTTCGGGAATTTCAGACCTATATGTGGGATGATAAAGCTGTTGAAGATAAGGTAATTAAAGAAAGCGACCACGCAATGGACATGATACGGTATTTTGCAAATACGGTTATGTGGAGAGAAATCATATGAACATTATCACCGGCCTGTGGGGCCGATTGAAAAACTTCATATTTCCCCAGGCAGTGACGCAGCGAGAGTTTGGTGTGCGGCCAGCAACAGGGCAGACTATGGAGCGGAACATCAATCTGTGGTACGCCATGTATATCAATCAGCCGCCGTGGGCTATTCCGCCTGTGGTGCCGATGGGACTTCCAGCGGCGATCTGCCGGGAGCTGGTAAGGCCAACGTTATCCGAACTCACGGTGAGTGTTGCTGGTAGTGCTAGGGCGGATTACTGCAATGAACAGTTTAAGGCAGCGCAAGAAAACCTTCTCCGGCAGCTTGAATTAGGACTTGCGGTTGGTGGAATTGCCTTCAAACCGTATATCTACGGGAGTCGTGTTTTGGTGGACGCTACCAGTGCGGCGGCGTTTCAGCCGACAAAGTTTGATGCGGCTGGAACGTGCGTTGGAGGGGTGTTCCGAGAGAAAGCGCAGGTCAATGATAAATATTATGTCCGTTTAGAGTATCACAGCTTGGAAGGTACTACATACACCATTCAGAACAAGGCATATCACAGTGACAGTGGCGGTTCAGTTGGTTCTACAGCGGCGTTGAGCGAGGTGCCAGACTGGGCGGATATTCAGCCGGAAGTCAAGATAGAGAATCTGGAAGGGCCGCTGTTTGCTTATTTTAAGCCGCCGCAGTCCAACAACGTGGATACAGACGACAAGACTGGGATGTCTATCTATGGCGGCTCTGTGGTAGACCTCATTCGGAGAGCGGACGAGCAGTGGGACTTGATTCGCTGGGAGTTCCAGAGCGGCCAGAGGAAGATCTTCATGGATGCAACTGAAACAGTAGCAAGGGACTTTGACAAGCGTTTGTTCGAGATTGCTCCATTTTCTCGAGATGGGAAATTCTTTGAACAGTTTGAGCCAGATTTCCGGGATGAACCGCTTTATCGTGGGTTGCAAAATATCCTGAAACAGATTGAATTCCAGGTTGGCCTGTCCTATGGAACATTGTCTGACCCTCAGAGTGTGGAAAAGACAGCAACTGAGGTGCGCAACAGCAAGCAGCGGATGTTTGTCACTATCGACAGCATTCAAAAGGCATTACAGCACACCTTTGACAGCCTGATTTATGCCATGGACGTGTACGCCACGCTTTATAATCTGGCCCCTGCTGGCGATTACGAGGTTACTTATTCCTGGGGCGACAGCGTCCTTGATGATGCTGACGCAAAGGAGAAGGAACGGGCCAACGACCGGCAGGACGTTTCCATGGGCGTAATGAACGATTGGGAGTACCGGGCCAAATGGTACGGCGAGGACGAGGCAACGGCCAAAAAGATGCTGCCGAAGATGGAGAATATGACCACGGAGGGACAGGAGGAATTAGAGTAGTGAGAGACTGGAAGTGTGTACTTGCGGCAATCGCTATCGTTCTTCTCGTTACTGTGGTTGGTTATGTCCTGAAATATCTGTTTTGGGCGAGCATTCTTAAGGGGGTGTCTGGGCTATGAAGCCCTACCCTTTACCCCAGAACTTCTTGACGCTCTCCCCGAAGAACCGGCCGAGCTATTCCGCAGTCTGGAAGCAACCCTCCTTGATGAGATATGTTCCCGGCTGAAGCTGACCGGAGAGTTAAACGAGGTAACGGTGCAGGACATCCGGACGCTGAGATCGCACGGTATTGACCTGAAGGAGATTGAAAAGGCTATCCAGCGCACGGCCAACATCAGCCAGCGGGACTTGAAAAAGCTTCTGGACGACGTTGTGGAGCGCAACCAGCGGTATTACAAAGAGGTCATAGCCCTTGCGGGTGTAACGTCCCCAGAGACGATTGTAAGCGCCGCCGACATTGCCGCCATCATGGCGCAGGCGCAAAGAGAGGTCGGCAACCTGACCCGCTCTATGGGCTTCCTTGTGGACAATGGGCGGACGATGCTGGCACCGGCCAGAGCCTATCAATGGGCGCTGGATAACGCCGAGATGCAGGTCATGAGCGGGGCGGTCTCTTACAATCAGGTCATCAAAAGCGCCGTCAAGCAGTTGGCAGACAGCGGTATCAAGGTCGTGGACTATGAAAGCGGTCACCGAGATCAAATCGATGTAGCCGCTCGGCGGGCTGTAATGACGGGGGTATCTCAGCTCTGTGCCAAGTACACGGAACAGAGCGCCGAGTATCTGGAAACACCGTATTTTGAGGTTTCAGCCCACATAGGTGCACGGGATACCGGCGTTGGCTGGCAAAACCACAAGGCGTGGCAGGGTCGGGTGTACTCGGTCAGGACTGGAGACAAGTACCCAAGCATTTACGAGGTGTGCGGCCTGGGCTATGTGGACGGTCTGGAAGGAGTTAACTGTCGGCATATCAGAACTGCCTTTGTGGATGGTGTGATGGAGCGAACATACACCGACGAAGAACTGGACCACATTGATGACGGCCATGACGTTGACTTTGAGGGCAGGCACTACACGGCTTATGAGGCCACCCAGAAGCAGCGGCAAATTGAGCGTACTGTCCGCAAGCTGAAGCGAGAGCAGACCGCATACAAGGCCGCAGGACTGGAAGAAGATGCTCAGGCGGTAACGGCCCGCATCCGGCGGCTGAACAAGGAATATAAGGCGTTCAGCGAGGCGGCGGGGCTGCCGTTGCAGCGGGAGCGGATGCAGGTGCTGTATGAAAACAATGCACCAGTGCAGGTAGCAGCGCCAAAGGCATTTCCCAAAACTTCAAAAAAATACGCCGATGTCACGGCACAGTGGAAAGAAATGGCAACGCCCGGTAACCATACCGTGCAGGATCTCCATGAGTATACAGCTAAAGGCGTTACATATCAGGTCGATGGTCATAACGTCGTGCTGGATTACAGCCCCCATGAAAAAGAAATCGCTGAACTTCTTGAGCGAGAGTTCGGCGGGGAGCTGTTCATGGTGCCAAGGGTCAATAATCCGCAGGGAGTGTCTACACCGGATTATTTGTTCCGAGGAAAAGGTTACGACCTAAAAACGATTGGTGAAAAGGCTGGCGCAAACACGATATTCAACCGCATAAAGAAAGCCGCAGGTCAGGCGCAAAGCTTCATCATTGATGTGACCCGCTCCGGGCTTGATAATGATACGCTCAACCAGCAAATTGAAAAACTGTTCAATCGTATTGATACGGAGTGGGTAGAAGAAGTTGTTATCATTTACGACGGAGCGGTTGTGCGAGTTGTTAAAAGAGCATAAGAAAAAGCCGACACACCATCTCGCCCTTTAAAGAAGGGGTCGTGGACAGCGACCGGCTCTCACCTATTATATACCACATTCACTTAGAAAATGCAAGTGCATTGAGGAAAATAAAGATGAATGAAAAGCAAATCAAAGCAATAGAGTCCGTGCTTGCCAAAGGCGACCGGGTGGAGTTGATTCCAGGACCAAATGACTCAGTAAAAATCATACACATCAAACGAAAAACCGTAAAAACAGAGCACATAAAGGAGTGCTCAGAATGCTGAAAGGAGCAAACGCAATGAATGAACTGATGATTTTCAACAATCCCGAGTTTGGAGAAATTCGGACCATCGAAGAGAACGGCAAGGTTCTGTTCTGCGCCAAAGATGTGGCGGCGGCTCTCGGATATAAAAATACACGAGACGCAATTAACCGCCATTGCAAGGGGGTCGTGAAACGCGACGGGGTCTCCCATACGACCAACCAGCACGGGACGACCACGGAGCAGATTGTTGAGATGGCATTCATTCCAGAGGGCGACATCTATCGCCTTGCCGCAAAGTCAGAGTTGCCTGGCGCGGAACGGTTTGAGAGCTGGATTTTCGATGAAGTCCTCCCCTCCATCCGCAAGCATGGCGGGTACATTGCCAATCAGGAGAACATGACGCCCGAGGAACTGATGGCAAAGGCGCTTATGGTGGCGCAGAAGACTCTGGCGGAGCGAGATGCACGTATCTCAGCCCTGACAGTTGAAAACCAGATTATGGCCCCTAAAGCGGCCTACTTTGACGATTTGGTAGACCGAAACCTGCTGACTGGTCTGCGTGAGACAGCAAAGGAGCTAAATGTACCTCCCAAGCAGTTCGTTTCCTTCTTGTTGGACGGTAAGTATCTGTATCGGGACAAAAAGAAGAAGCTGATGCCATATCAGCGTCACGTGGATGAAGGACTCTTTGTTCTGAAAGAATGTTTCAATGATAAAACCCAGTGGGGCGGAACCCAGACTATGGTTACACCAAAGGGCCGTGAAACATTCCGCCTTTTGATGGCTGGAGCCGCGTAAATTTATTGCGAAAATTCTGATTTGGTGGTAAAATGTAATCAAATAAATATTGCTCCCGTCTCTAAGCGTTGAGACGGAAGGACCGAACGGGGTCAACTAGGGTACATTTTGTGCCTTGGTTGGCCCTTCTCTTTTTGACCGGCCCGAAGTCGTTAAACTACGGGGAACTCAACTAATTTTGGCTATCCGCAAGCCTAAAAGTGCGGGGCGGTGGGTCACGGCAACGACCTAAAAAGCCTAGCCGCAAAGGAGACGATATGAAAACTGAAGAACTGCTTGAAAT